CCTTGGGTAACCAGCCAACAAAACAGCGTAAGAACTGTTTCTGTTAAAGTCCAATCCAATGATGCTACAGATACTTGGAATCTGACAGCCATTAACTGGCAAGCAACTGTTACTGAGGATGCGTTCTAATGCCTTATGCTCTTGATGGTAATCCCTCGCAATCTGAAATATCAGATGCGCTTAATTACTTATTAAGTAATTTCAGCACAGGTGTCACTAGCGATCCAAATACAGGTGAGGTTAAAGGCCCAACAGGTAACATTCTTAGCTATCTATATAAATACATGGCTATTAAATACGCAGATTCATTTGATGGTTCTGTAAACTTTAGTAACTCACCAACAAATCGTCAATATTTTGGCATTAGAAATAATAATGATCCTGCTGAATCATCTAACTACACAGATTACATTTGGAATAAAGTAACCGGTGGGTTTAGTGTAACAAAAGTTCTTTGGTATGTGTCTACTGGTGGAAGACAAATACAATTTGCTGCTTCAGCAACTGCTCCTGACACTGGTTGGTTAGTTGATCCAGGCTCATCTATTGATTTAGATGTTGTAACTTCTGGAAATATTCCAGTTATTGCAGAAGCTTTTGTACCTTATTTCACGCCAAACACACTGCAAGTTCCTCGTATAGCAGGAGTAACGCCTGTATTTACAAACATTATTCCCGTAATGTACGCAACAGATAAAGGTGCAGTTGTTCCTTTTACTGATGCTCAAACAGATGCTTCTGTTAATTTTGTAAATAATTCATGGCGTATTGGAAATAGCGCAATAACAGGTAACGCTGACATATCGTATACCAATATAACAATTGGTTCTCCAACAGATGCTGGTGATTATGCTCAATGGCCTATTCCTACGGCTATGTCTTCAAGTCCTGCATACATTACAGTTCCTGTAAGATATAAAAATAATTTAGGTGTAATTACTCAAGCTGGTGTAGCTACTGTTCAATTAATATTTACAGACCCAGGTGCTACAGGTTCTGCTGGGCCAACCATTGATATTAGTGGTTATACAGGATTTGTTCAAAATGCTGGTGGTGTTTTTAATCCAACAAATGCAACGTTATCAGCAATAACAACAAACATAACTTCTCCTACATATAGTTGGGCTATTAGCGGAGCAACACCAACAAGCTCAACAACTGCATCTGTTGTTATTACCCCTGGAACTTCTTCTACCGGAATAAATGTTACGTTGACTGTTAACGGTAGCAATTTAACTTCCGCAATAACAAAAACAATGATATTGCCGGTGATTTATGACGGTGCTGCTGGACAAGCTGGTGCAAATGGACTGATGTCTGCTTTTCCAACTATTTATCAGTGGACAACACTATCCATACCTCCTGCAAGACCAACAACTACATCTACATATACATGGTCTGGAGGAACATATACAGCGCCTTCTGGATGGTCTACAACAGCTCCTAGCAACACCGCTGCTGGTAATTATTTGTGGAGCATTACTATTCCTTTGAATACGTCTGCAACAACAGCAACTTCAACATTGGATTGGACAAATACAGCAAATCCAATTCGTGCAATTGCATTTAATGGATTTAACGGCACAGATGGCATTAACGGAACCAATGGTACTCGTACAGCAATTTTGGAAGTTTATCAATGGGCCGATTCTGCTCCAACAACGTTTCCAGCAGGAGCTTCAACGTATACATGGGCAACAGGACAATTTACAGCACCAACATCTTTAAATGGTTGGTCTTTAACGCCTCCTGCTACTGTGCTTGGTCAAACCTTGTGGATTGCTCGTACTGTATATGCTGATAATTTTACAACCTCAACAACAAATATTACTTGGGCAGCTAGTCAATCTTATCCCGCTGGTGCTGCTGGAACAAATGGTACTCGCACTGCTTTCCTAGAAGTCTATAAATGGTCTGCAACTGCTCCTGCTACATTTCCGTCTGGATCGTCCACATACACATGGGCTGATGGATCGTTTACCGCTCCGACAACAGCTAATGGGTGGTCATTAATTCCTGGTTCATCAACTGTTGGATACACTCTTTATGCTTGTTCTGTAAGGTATGCTGATACCAATACAACTGCAACTACTTCTGTTAATTGGACAACTAGCACCGCTTACATTGTTGGTGTTGCTGGAACTAATGGAACTAATGGAACTAATGGAACTAATGGAACTAATGGAACTAATGGTGCTGCTACTTATGTTATTACTCGCATAGCAAATGATAGTTCAGCTCCTACTAACGCTGAAGTAAGCGCATTACTTGCACGCAATCCTGTAGATGGAGACATTTGCACAGTTAGCTATAACAACTATAACAATGCTGTTGTTTATCGTTATGTGGCTGGATGGGTACTATTTCAAACTTACATAACTGGAAGTCTAATTGTTCAAAACACAATTACTTCAGATAAATTAAGCGTTAATCAATTATCCGCAATTTCTGCAAATCTTGGAACTATTACCGCTGGTGATTTAAGTGTTGGATCATCTCCTGCTATTAGTGGCACTGGAATGACTGGCATAGGAAGTCGTTTATACAACAACGGTAATTTTGCTTTAGGAAATTCAACTACAAATATAGTATTTGATGGAACTCAAGTTTATTTAAATGGATTTTTAAACGTAAATACGTCAACTGGATTTAGCGGAGTATTAACCCCATATACTTTGTATAATGTTACAAACATTTCAGTAAATAAAATTGCTCCAACAATAATTTCTGCAAGTGTATATATTCAATGCTCTACGTTAACTGCTGCATCAGCTTGTGCTTTTAGTTTAGAAATAAGAATATATGATCCTGGAAGCACAACATCTTATGATTTATTGACATTTGATTATACTGGGCCAATTTGTTATTTAAATTTGTCATCAGGGACAGGTTATCAAATAAAAATGAAACAAAATGGAACAAGGATTTCTAATTTGTTAATTGGAACAAATAATGTTAAAGCTTATTTAGCAAATATGGAGTTTTATGACTCAAGCGGTAACGTTATTAGTAGTCCATCATCTCCTTATTTTTATACAGCTATATCGTTTTATGCTTATCAAGCAAAAATTTAAGGAAAAATCATGGGCGCACCATCAGCACAAATTCAATCCCCTCAGAGTTCATCCTCTGGAAAAGGCAATCAAATAACAGATCAAATTATTTCTTCCAATGCTACTCAAGATTCACCTCAACCATCTATTGGCAAAGGTATGCAAGGCTCCCAAGGAGCAGTAACATTTCCAGGTCAAGGTGGTCAACCAGAGATGGGTATGCCAAACGCATATTCCAACACTGTTGGGCCTGTGGATCAAGGATTTGGTGGACAACAAGGTTCGTGGGATAATTCACCCAAACCAATGGGCAAGGGTTCTGCTGGTTCATCCGGTAAAGGCAAAGGAGCGTAATCATGGGAATGGGTAAATCTTCTGGTACTCAGACAAATACTGTTCAGATGACTCCTGAACAACAGGAAACTCTTCGCATACAAAATTCCGCACTTAGAGATACGTTTCTTCCTGCTTATCAAAATACGGTAACTGGTGCAAAAGATGTATACAACACTGCTGCTCCTGGAGTTACTAGTGCTGCTAATGCTGCATCCAATGTAGCTGCCGGTACAGGTGCTCTACAAGGTGCTGTAGGGACTGGTAGCTTGTTGTCTGGGGTACAGGGACTCCAATCCTTGTTTGACCCTAACTACGAGAAAAACCAAGTAAATGCTGCACTGCAAGCAGGACGGGAATCTGCTCGTGAATCCCAAGCTGGACAGAATGCTATGTACGGTGGTGCTGGTGGTCTAGGATCGTCTCGTATGGCCTTGGCAGACACCAATCTAGCCAGTTTGAATGCACAACGTCAGGCTACTGCTGCTGCTGGAGCGCAAGCCCAGGTTCAGGCTAACAAGGCTGCTGCCGCTAACCAACTGGCTGCTATCGGTGGTCAAGGTCTAAATGCTGCAAACCAAGCTGCTGCTTCTCGTATTGGATACGCTGGAGCGCCACAAGACTTGTACAGCAAGTATGCCTCTATTGTGTTTGGTACACCTCAAGCTTCTACCAATCCTAATTATGCTGGTACTCAGGGTGGTACGTCTACTGGTTCTAGCAAAAGCAGCGGATTTAAGATTTAAGGATTTACTATGGCTACAAGTCCTTTTGGAAGTGTTGGCATGGGCCAATTTGGTTCAGATAAAAGTTACATTGATGGAGTAAGTCCATTAAATGAAGCTCTTACTGGTTTTAAAAATGTTTTAACAACTAAAGGAATTAAAGCAAGTGGACTTCAAGACTTTTTAAATAGTCTTGGAGGAAGTCCTGCTGTTCCTTCATCATCTTCTGGAGTTGGTGTAAATCCTTATCAAAATACTGGTATGCCAGCATCACAACCTTATGCTATGCCTTCTAGCGATGTAATAGCAAATCAAGTAAATGCAGAATTTCATCCAGAACTGGCAAGCACATTGGCAACATCGTTGTATAAATAGGAAAAATCATGGCAGAACCACTATCACCATTAATTCCTGTTCAAGACACACCGCCTCCTATGGCTTCAGGTGTTGATGTTACTTCTGCTCAATTTAATGATGCAGTAAATAATCGTGACACGAAACAACTTCGTTTAATTGCTGCTAACAACGATGGTACGCCTGTTGCTGCTGCTGCAAATCATGTTGCTGAAGTAGTCCATCGTGGCAATAAAGAATTTAACGATACTTTTGGGCCAATTGAAAAAGCAGGTGGGCCAACAAGTCAAGAAGGTCGAGTAAAAATTGCAGATGCTTGGAAGAACAATAGCCAAAATCCAAAGTATGGTGATGCTTTAGTTGAATACATACTTGGAAACAAAGATGGTGCTCGTAAACTAATTACTGGTGGGACTCTTACTACCAAGATTACTTACGACAATGCTGGCAATCAATTGCTAGAAAACGTTGATGAAGTTGGTGATAAACATTCTGTAACTGATCTTGCCACTGGAAAACAAGTTTCTCCGCAAGAGTATGCCCTTCGCAAAGGTGGTCAAGACAAGTTAGCAGATACGCTTGGATTTCTTGCAGATAAAGCGAATTTAGCAACGAACATTGCTGCAACAAATCAAACCATTGCGAGAGCAAATACAGCATTAGCTGCTGCTCCAGTTCAAGCGCAAATGAATCAAGAATTTGGTTCATTGCTATCTGATCTTAAAAAGAGTGATTTGCCACCAGATGTATTGGCAAAAGTGGCTCAGTTTTCAACAAGTTCTATTGGCACTTCTCAAGCTAGAAGTCAAGCACTCACCAAACTTGGTCAATTAATTAGAAGCGGTAGCGTAAAAGAAGGCGATCAAGTTGATTCGGCTCTTGCTGCGGGACTAGGAATTGAAGGTGCTGCACACTTTAATGGCAAAGGTGGAATTACTCTAAGCAATGGATCAAGCAAAAGCATAAATGATCTTAATCAAGAGCAAAATAGCACCAACCTTAATAACCAAATAGAACGTAATTACTCTCAGAAACAAGAAGATTTAGCTAAATATTTGAAAACAGGTGCATTAGCTAATCAGCCAGAATTGCAATTAAAACTTAACAGGGCTCTTGAACTGGCAAAAATGATTGCTCAAAAGCAAACACAAGTTCCAGATCATCCGTTTAATGTTCCTACAGTTGGCTTTGGTGTTACTGATGAATATGCTCGTGGACGCATCCAAGCAGAACAAGGTTTGTTAAATGCTAAAGCAAATGCGGCATTTGGAGAATGGTCTGCCAAACAACTTAAAAATTATCCTAACGATTCTCCTCCAAGGCCAGGAGAATTAGAAGCTGCTTTTGTAAAAACACCTTTATATCAATCATTGGTAAATGATTATTCCACTAAAGCGGATGCAATTTTAAAAGAGCCTCGTACTTTTGCAAAAAATGTAAATGTTGCTGATACAGGAATAGCAATACCTGGTGGAGAGGCTGTTGCTCCTCCTGCTCCTTTGGCAAAGAAATCGGAAACAACTCCGCAAAAAACCGTTGGCAAAAAACCTAGTCTTGCTGATATAGCATCTCAATTTAGGAAATAATCATGGCTTTTGACGAACAAGGTTTTAGAAAAGCTGCTGTTGCCGCTGGATACAGTGCAGATGAGATTGAGTCTCATATTGCAAAAGAAAAACAATTGCCTGAACCAAAATTACCAGAAAGTAATACTTACGAAGATTTTTCTAACAAAGACATTGCTCAACAACCGTCCGCTTCAAAACGCTTAGAGCAAAAAGCAGAACAAGTAAATCCTGCAATTCCTTATTTGGCTGCTGCTGGTGCTGGTGCTGTTGGTACTGCCGCTGCAATTGGCGCAGGAAAGAAAATTTACGGGTCATTGACCGACAAAATGGCGGCAGATGTTCAAGCAAAGCAAGCAGAAATAGCGCGCATTGAACCTGAGTTAAATGTTTCTAATAAACCTATAGCTGGTGAGCCGGTATTTGATGTTCCGAACTATGCTCAAGCTCCTGCTCCGGTTGAAGCACAAACAAAACCTACTGTTGAGCAATTAAAACAAAAATTAGGTGTTGCTCCTGAAGTAACTCCTACTGTTCAGCCTAATGTGCAAGCTCCTGTTGCACCACAAACTCCTATTGTTGCGCCACAAGTTCCTGTTGCTGCACAAACTCCTATTGCGCCACAAGCTGTTGTTGCACCTCCTGTTGCTGAAACTGCGCCTAATGTTGCTTCAAATGCAGCAGAACAAGTTACAGCAGAAAAGATGGCAACGCCTCCCGAAGGGGCTGCTCCTCCTCCAGCGGAAACTAAAAAACCTCGAAAAGTAACTCCCAAAGGTGTTCCTGAAGGAATGACAGAGCTTCCTGGTGGTGGCCCTGGTGATCGTTGGTTAGCAAACGAACATCCTGAGTTGCGTAAGTCAATCATTACGATGTTTAATGAAGGTAAACCTGCTGGAAGTTACGAAAATGCCCAACAGTTGTACAAGCAATTTAAAGTTTATCAAGCTGAAAATGTTGCCGGCCCTGTTATGCCTAAAGAAGTTGCAAAAGAACGTGGAATGCCACCTCCTAAAAACTATGGGCCTTGGGGTACTAAGATTTTAAAAGGTGCTGGTGTTACCGGTCTTGCTTTGACAGCAGCAGAGATGGCTCAAGCAGCAGAAGCAGCCCGTCAAGGAAATTATGGCCCAGCAAGAGAGTCAGGGTTTAATTTGCTTGGTATGATACCTGGGATAGGAACTGCTTTTAATACTTTGACTTACTCTAAAGGTGCTGGAGAAACACCTGAAGAACTTCAAAAACTTCAATATATGCAAAAAGTTGGTGCTGGTCGTGGTATAGCACCTCCATCCCGATAGGAACGATCATGTCACCCGAAGAGCGTAATGAATTCATAGCGGAGTTAATGCTCCAGTTCAAAGCCGTTAATTCGTTGACAGACGAAGAACAACGTTGGGTAAGGATGGCTATTGAGAAAGAAGCTCAATCAATAGCACTTCGTAAAGCAATCATTGAGAAAACTCTTGCTGGTCTTGTATGGATGGCTGTATTAGGCATTCTGTGGGTTTTCTATGAGTTTTTCCAGAATCACATATTGAAGTAAATCATGATTGACCCTGTAACCGCCTTTGCGACTGCCCAAGCCGCGATAAAAGGGGTACAGGCAGCAATCAAGATGGGTAAAGACATCCACGCCATTGGCGGTGAGATGATGAAGTTTTTTGAGGCAAAAGATGTTGTCCAAAAAGCAGCTTCACAACCCAAATCCAGCTTTGCAAAGTCCGATACAGCACAAGCCTTTGAAATAGTCATGCAAGCCAAGCAATTGGCAGATGCTGAACGAGAGCTTAACAATTGGATGGTAATGTCAGGTCATGCTGATCTTTGGCAGCAATTACTTGTAGAGCGAAACAACATCATTCAAAAGCGTAAGACAGAAGAAATTCTTGCTGAAAAACACGCTAAGAAACGTAAAGAAGAGATTGATGATTTGCTAACCTGGTTGATTAGCGGTGCTTTGGTTATATTGTTATTGGGACTTTGTTTTTGGTGGACAGTTTTACTTTTGGGGAAATAAATGCTTACTATTCTTTCTACGTTGATTTCGTTTTTGATGGGTGGTCTACCAAAATTATTGGATTTTTTCCAAGATCGAAACGACAAAAAGCATGAACTAGCCCTTGCTGCTATGCAGATTGAACGAGAGCTAGAGCTTCGTAAAGCAGGGTTTGAAGCTCAAGAACGGGTAGAACAAATACATACCCAGCAATTAGAGTTAGAAACGGCTGCAAAAGCCACCGAGAACCTAGTCAATGCTCAAGTGGCTGAGATGGAGGCCATCTACAAAAACGACGAATCTTTGAACGAAGGTACTAGCCAATGGATGAAAAATCTTCGTGCTGGTGTTCGTAGCTTTATCACCCTTGGATTCTTCTTTTTGCTGTGCTTTGTGGACATAGGAATGTTTGTATACGGATGGAACAATGGAGTGGCTTTCCCTGCCCTTGCAGAGCGCTTATGGGACTCCAATACACAAGCTTTGTTTGCTTCGATCATCGCCTTCCATTTTGGTGGCAGAGCGTTTGGCAAATGATTTGGACTCTTGTGTTGGTCACAGGTATCAACATGAACTCAATAATGATTGTTGGTTATTTTGAGGTTGAGTCTGCTTGTCAAAGAGCAGCTAAAGAATGGCGTGATCTTGGCTACAAAGTTGGGTGCGTACAAACGCAAAAGAAATGAAAGTATCAGACAAAGCCCTTGCAGTTATCAAGCACCATGAAGGTGTTAAACAACGTCCATATCGTTGTCCGGCAAAGCTTTGGACTGTCGGTGTGGGCCATGTTTTGTATCCAGAACAAGGTAAATTAAAGCTTGAAGATAGGGATGGTTTTCCTTTGCGCCCAGAGGACTATCGGTTGTATAGCATGGAGGAAGTAGATGGAATACTTGCAGCCGATCTTCAACGTTTTGAACGAGGAGTGGAAAAATTTATTCCCGTCAAGCTTACCCAAGGTCAATTTGATGCTCTTGTATCTTTTAGCTTCAATGTTGGTTTGGGAACACTACAGCGCTCAACCCTGCGTCAGAAGGTTTTGCGGGGAGATATGGAAGGTGCTTCGCAAGAGTTGCTCAAGTACTGCATGGCAGCAGGAAAGCCCCTTAAAGGGCTTCAGAACAGGCGCAAAGATGAATGCGCCATGTTCCTTTCATAACGGCCCTTCTAAGTAGTTAGAAACGGTTGAATGAAGCTTTTTAACTTCTCCAGAAACGTTTGATAGCTTAATCCTTAGCTCTTCAATATCAGCTTGTTGTTCTTGCATCCTGATGTACGAATCCGTACAAAAATCTGCCAAGTTCTTGTTGCTCCACGCCGCGAAGTTTGGTAGGTCTTTCACTTTTTTTCCTTTCTGGTCTTGGACAATGTTCTGGTACTTCTACTGCAACCCATACAGCTTGTTCACGTTTTTGCTGCTTTGCAACATTCCATCTATCAATGTAGACATCAGGCATAGATTTGAGTGATCGCAATACGTTGCTATCTCTTATTCCAGTAAAACTACAAATTTCATTTATTGTTAATCCGTCAGGGTGTTTTTTAAGTAATTCCCTGATTACTGGATGATGTGGCTTGCTCAATTCAAAAATCCTTACTTTTTATATTTTTAAAATCTAACGCACCTGGTCTAACAAATTCGTTTTTAGGCGGTGTATATACAGGTTGATCCCAAAAACTTAGGGTAGGCGGCAATGCTTCGTGTTCATCTCGGATTCTTGGTGTCCAGGGTTCTGTTAGTCCAAGGTCTTTTCGGTGAATGGAATTATCGTTTCTAGGAATAAAGCTCATTTTTTGATAGCCGCCATTATTGCTGCAATAGCGGTAATTGCCTTTACACATTCTTCAGTTGCTTTGTCGTTCTGATTACTAAGCATATAACGATGTATTTCTTTAAGTGCATTTTCTGCCATCATGCAGGGATATGCATAATCTTTAATTTGTTCGATTTTCATGTGTTTTCCTGTGGTGGTGTGCAAGTGTGGATAACGGTCAAGTCTGCCGTGCGTTTACCGCAGCGTGAGCAGAAGTTGCGCTCCTGTGCTGGCTGTGCTACACCATTAGCCCCATGGCTCCATGCAATTTTGCACATCCGTTTAGTGTGTTCTTCCCAATCATGATGCCTATAAGGTGGGGCGCTGCCTTCGTAATACCACCATTTTTCAAAAGGGTCTGAAGGTGCATATTTGTCCTGCGCTGTCTGATGCACAAGGTACATCCCGTCTTCGTCCAGCGCCGCTGCTTTCTTTGATTGATAGCCTGTCATGTCTGCTCCTCCTGCGTATTAGCCCTCTTACGAATAAATTCGGCAACACCATGTTTGTCATAGCCGTACCGTTCTTCCCATTGCTCAGAGATGAATTTACGCTCATGCGCTGCTACCAAGAAGGCAAACTTTTCAAGTGCTTCTTGATAAATACCATCTAAATGCGGACGCATACCTATCAGTTGGCACTCTTGTGCTAGTTCAATGATGTTCATCACTTCCCCCATATTGCAAAAGCAAGCATTGTCAAAGCAGCCACCACAGCTAACAAAGCAATCAATTCTTTGAATGTCGTAGCAATGTCTTCGATGGGGTCTGGCGTAAGACCATTGAGTTTATAAGCCTCGTTGATTCGCTTGATGTCTTCTTCAGTCATAGCGGTGCATCCTCGTAGTTGTCAGGATTGATAGGTATGCGTTTGTATGGTTTGTCGGGTAGTGGTTTTAATGGGAAGGGCCATGTCATTTGTTGCGCTCCTTGAGCATTGCGTCTGCCCATTTGTAAGCGGTTTCACAACAATCATCAATGTCTGCTGTCCCCATAATTTTTTGCATAGCCAGCCCCGCAAAGTGGTCACGCAGGGTCATATCTTTTGCATAGCCGCCAGTACGCTCCAGCCATGTGGAGTCTTGGTTGTACCCATCTTGATCTTTCATTTGTATTCCTCAATTCGTGCGTTTAAACGGGATATAACGGTCTTGTTGTACGAAACAATGCTGTTGGCGTAGTCAACCCCTTGCTCTGCTTCTAAAAGCTCTATATGGGCTTCTGCAAGTTGCTTGGCAATAAGCTCAAGAGGAGTCGGTTTCTTGAAAGGCTCTTTCATCAATGTCAATAACTTTTCCATGTCTATTCCTTAAAGGCGGGGTACTCTCTGCACTGGTTGATCTGTGCTAGTAACGGCGCACTCCAGCATCCGCTTTCCCCCTAATTACTATTCGTCCAAACCGGCAGGTGGTTGTTGCACCTGGGGTGTTGCTTGCTCTTGGATTTTCTCAATCATTCCTTTGACCTGTTCGTATGGGAACTTGGACAAAGCAGACAGGATAGAGTTAACTTCTTCAACCGAAAATGTCAGTGTAATCATATTCAATAATTCCTTTAAAGTCAGGGTTAGGTTTGCGTTGTTTGGATTCCTGTTGAAACCAATCATTGCTCGTTTTGAGAAGCACGTTACCAGTAGTAGACACCCAGCAAGTAGGTGTTTCGGTTAGTACTTCTCCAGTTTGGGGATTAGTTAGAGTGTTCATCAGAATGGAAGGCCGTCATCAGCTTTTGATTTACGGGTTGGTGCAGAACTTTGACGGGGGGAGTCTTGTTTTTCTTTGACAGAAAGAGAGAAGAACTTTGTACCGTCTTTCTTAGATTCTTTGATCCAAGCATTCAACCAGTACTCTGTACCTTCTACGTTAATAGACCCGTTGTAGTCTGGATGGCGGTCTTCCTCTTTTTTGTTGTTTTTAAAAAGTGAACCGCGATTTTCATTTGAGTATTCAGTCATGTATTACTTTCCAAGTTTTCTTTGATTTAATGTTATGGATAACAGTTTGACTTACTCCATAACTTTCTGCAATTTTTCTTTGAGGATTTGTATCGTTAAAAATCTCCTTTGCTTGATTTTCTGTTAATTTAGCTAAACCATTTTTAGAACCTTTTGCAGATTTTCTGTTAACAAAAGACAAACCTTTAGCTTGTCTATTTTTTTTAACTTTATCATCTGAATTATCTTTAGTAGTTCCAATACATAGATGGTCTGGATTTACGCATCGTGGATTGTCACAATTGTGCATAACAATCATTCCATTTGGAACTTTTGAGCCGTTGTAAACTTCCCAAGAAAACCGATGAGCAGCAACTGACTTTCCGTCAACTTTTATTGAACCATACTGTTTTTTTGCGCCACGATTTAAATATCCCATCCAATTCCAACACGTAGTTTTTGGATCAATTTTCCATGACAAACTAAATCTGTAAAAAGCAGGTTTTGGTTTGCAACCACCCAGATGTTTAAGACTCATAACTTTCTCCTTTTTCTGGATGATAACACAACCAATTTACTTGTTAAAAAAGTTCGTGTTGTCATATTCAGCCATTTTTTTCCTCATCAAGTTTAGATTTATACGCCTTTATTGCAGCGCGTACTTTACTGTCAATCTTGAGTGCTTCCCACACTGCAAGACGTACATCGTTGTCAGAGATGGATTCCCATTCTCCGTACATTCCAGCCAAGTCACCCTTAGAGTGCAGGTCTTTAATTGCTTCAACCACCTGGTCAATCAATCCTGTATCCATTTGGGGAAGATCGTCTCCGGCGTATATATATAGACCGAGACCATGCAAGGACAATCCCTTGGTCATGCAACGCATGATGGCGGTATTTACTGCGAAAGCATCAGGGTGCTGGATAGCCTTGTTGCGGTGATCCATGACAGGCAATTGGCACGTTATAGGCTTGTTAAACAGTGTTACTGTTACCCACACCATGTAAGTGCCGTTGATGTCGATCCAGCACTTGTCATCAAACATCTGTACTTGGAAGTGAGCTAATGGATCGGCTTTGAGAGCCTCTGCCCATGCCCATGCCCAAGAAAGATAAGTAAGATTACCTTTCTTTTCTGTATGCTCGTTTACGTTAAGCTTGAGTAACGTATTAACGTCCATTTTTAGCCTCCTTTTGTTTAGCTAGTTTTTCTGTCCAATAAATCTCGTCCTCGATCATTTGAATTTGATCTTTGTCATCAAAGTCCTCGAAGGGGATAAAGTGGTTTTCTTGACAGCAAGAGTGCTTGCCATCTTTGGGTTCCATGCAGTAGCAGCAATACTCTATGCCCTGGAATTCTTCCCGATACTGTTCAATCAATGATTTCATATTTAACTCCTATGCAATATTAAAGTCTGAGTTCCTCGTGGTGAGGAAACGCTATGTTATACGAACTTCCACCACTTTTTACTAGGTGTTTATACCTATGGCAAAACTTCGTGAACTGTGATATGAACGTGTGGATCAATGCTGTACTTCTTGTAAACATGAAGTCGAATCACCTGGACATCATCCTTGTAAACGATGCCATTCATAGCGTCTAAAAACGCTTTGGCTACGTTGTCTAGGTCAGGCTTCTTTGTAGGCCATTCTTTGCCTGTTAAACAGTCTGTAGTTCGATTCTTTGAGTAAGACTTTGGTACACCTACATGAAGAATCAATGTAATGCTCAAAGGCGTTTCTAGCGGTTCGTTGGGATAGATATGCAATCGAGCAGCAGAAGCTATCTTCTCTTCGTACATCTTGGTCTTAGCATCGGTGTACGTTTTTGTGAACTTTCCTAAACGCGAAAACCTTGGTCTACCCTTACCCTTGGGTTCACCAGGTACTCTAAATTCAATCATTAAGCAATTCCTCTTCATCCACTTCACGCATATAGGTTCTGACTCTTCGTTCAAATCCTTGTCCGTAGTGGCGTTCTATGTCCCTGATTTGTTTCATTAGCCAGAGTGCTGCTTCTTTCTTTCCTATCTTTTCCACAGTAGCGTAGTAAGACGGAACAAGCACTCTGGCCTCTGCTTTCTCTAATATTTCCCTGTCACTCATGTTTGCTTAAAAAATAAGTCCAAATTGCACCACCAGCAATTTTTGCAATAAATTGAAACACCACAATTTCAAGCATAAATCCACCAAAAGCTATCGTAGGAAACACCAAACTGTCTACAGCAGCACCAGCAACATTAGAACTGTTAGCTCTGAACAACCAAGTTCCCTTGATTTTAGTAAACACAAGCCAATCAACCAATGCTGCAATAGTGAAGGAAACCGCACTTGCTACAGCAATCATTCCTGCGCTTTGATCTAAAGCATAAGTTAACAATCCTGTTCCAGCAATCAACGCTCCCATTTGTATGGGTTTAAGTTTGATTTGTAACCAATCCCTTAAAGCCAAATCAAAACCAATAAACACAAAAGCATTTATAGGACTAATTGATGGGCCAAATGTGGCAACAAGCATATTTGCAATTGTCATGGCAACGGCGTAAGCAATTAAAGCAAAAATCATATTAAACTTTCTTGTAAAGGTTGAATTTTCCAAAGGGAAGGTGGGTTTGTTGAATCAATACGTTTTGCCATACATCCAGCACAAATAGTGTTTTCGGCATGATGTAACGCTACGTTTGTGGAATCAGCACTTGCAAGAGGCCAAGGGCCATCAGATTTGCCCAGCATTCGCATACCATGCACCCACGGTATTTGTCTGCCATAAGTTTTTACCAAGGCATTAAATGCTTCATCCATTCGTGCATTCCACTTAGGCGTTCCAATCTGCCAATATTCACCTGATGAACCAAAGCAAACCCGTCCCCAGACATCACATAGTTCAATCAAATACGAAATTGGCAAACCAAGATGCCAAACTGGAATTCCAAATTCTTTTCTATAAGGCCAAGTCTTTGTCATTTCCCGTTGTTGTTCAACATTACCATCAATAACATCAGGCACAACACCCCAATGAGGGTGAGCAAGAATAGGCTCAATCCAATCGTAAAACCCGTCACGGTTAAATTCATATCCTTTTGTTTTTGCACTAAATGCTCCGTTGTCTAGCATTAAAGATTGACCTAAACGCAAACAACGTTTTAAGTCATAAGGATGTGCAAAAGAAATACAGAAGTTTTTACCTCCCATCGTTTCAATGGCTTTCATTGGCGTTATTGGTGTTCCGTGATAGTGAATCATTTTTTACTCATAAATGAACACAGAATCAAGTGCTTGGCCTAAGAACTGGCCTGAGTCCCTATGCAACCATAAAGATATAGCCGGTTCACCATCACCGCTACCTTCGTAGTGACGTTGTTTGCAGCACTTCAGTATCGAGTCAAATTCAGCAGCTTTAGTCCCAAACTTTCCGTTGTTTCGCACATCATCTTCTTTGGCCTTATTCCTGAAGACGGTGAATACGTTGTCTACTTGGTCGGAGATCGAGCCACTGCCCTTCAGGTCGTATTTGTCGGGAATGACGTTTTCGTTGGAAGGCTTACGAACGTGGTGGATCAAGTGGATGTGTACGTTGTGGTCTTTTGCAATTGAGAACAATTCCGCTACCAACATCTTCTGTCCGGTCATATCCTCTTCACTGCCAACAACCTTCATAAGTGAGTCAATGAAGATGTGGTTGACCTTCAGTTCTTTGGCACAGTACCTGGTCATACCGATTACTGTTTCAACGTTTGTTGTACCGGTTTGATCGTA